CGGCCGATGGGAGGTTAAGCCCATGGCCTTTTAGTATCATCGCCACCGACGGACCAGACAGCTGGACCGCCGTGTAGTGTACTTACTGACGGAAAAGGCATCCCGAAGAGCGAAAACGCTCCACGGGGCCTGTTCTACTTCTTCTACCTCACTCCTTGCGGCGAGAGGTCTTTCTGAACCGGATTCTGCGAAGAATCGGAGCAGTTGGGACCAACCGTCCATAGGACGATGGGATGAGGGAGACTTCACGTCCCACACTAGGTATTGGCGCTTTTGCAAGTGCTTATTCCAGCGTGAGCGGAGAGGTCGTTTGTAGTCCGGTGCGTTTCGAAGACTAGGGCACGCGAGTTGCATGCTCTGGTCCGGGATTGGTCCATAGATGGAAACCAACCACTCTACGATTTTGTCGTAGACTCGATAGCACTTCCTTTTATGCATCGCATTCGCAAAAGCGACATACGATGAAAGGATATCAGGCGATTGATGATTAGTGAGCACTGTCCGTAAACGGACAGGGGTGACATCCTTGCCTTGGAAGGCATCCATGCCACATGACTCTCTAAAGAGTCCGCCGGTGCAACTTTTGTCACGGTTTACTTTTAAACCGAATAACTCGAGTAACACCATCGCGTCTCCGGCGTAAGCCGTTGGGACGATCACATCATCACCGTACACAAGAATACGCTCTCGCGTATCTGCGTCAGGTGCACCAGCGTAAAGTATGCTAAAGACAGTTAACGCCAGTATTGGGAAACATAAACAACTTCCCATGGGCGCAAACTTCCGAAGCTCTAAAACTCTACCGTCTGGTAGCACCGTAGATGTACTCCTGCAACATTCCAGGAACCTCTGTAGGTCCGTAGGAAATAGCAGGCGAACCAATTCCAAAGAAACGCGATCGCTGGCCTCTTTCAGGTCTAGCGTAGCGTACCTCCCGTTCTCGGACCCATATAGGGCCGCTGTACGGTTGGGACTTTGGAAGGTGAAGTTGACCTGGCACTGTGTGTCAGGATGTGTCTCCACCAACTCCACTATAGCCCTTCCCAAACCTTGTTGAATCCATTGGTTATCCACTGGTTCGCAAGATATGAGGCGAGGGCCGCGAGAATCCTTCGGCACCAGGACAACCCGGGCCGAATTAGAAACACCACTTATCTCGGAGAAATCCGAGTAAGTATCACAGACATGCCCCTGTGAGGCGCAAAAGTATGCGTCAAAAGGGTAGACATCCGTAATTCGATCAGAAACATTCGTCCACTGATATTTGCGCTCGAGCTTCTCTTTTGTAGAGACAGCACCGGGCCCATGTTTCGGGTGGATGTTGTACGGATCGAAGTGTGCGAAAAGACGCCTTAGTAGGCGTCTCGCACCGCGTGCGATGTATAACCGTTTGTACCTGTCAAGCACCGACTGACGTTCGTCGTCGGCGCTTGGTAAGGAGAATGGAAGTGGAATTTCTCCACCTCCATTTCGAAGGCTTTGCAGCCTCCGCAAACGAATATCACCAGCATAAATCGCCAAATCTTCCTGAGAAGGAAGGAGACGATCAGTAGAAACAAGTTCTTGCTCGGTTCTTTCGAACGCGGCAATAACCTTTTGTTCTTGTTCATCTGTATATGGTAATTCGTACTTATAAAAACAGTACGCGATTTGCCGTATATCCTTGACGCATTGTGCGCAGGGATCCCCGAGGGCTGTCCCGTCTGGGCGGAGTACCAACTGAAA